AACGAGCTGTCTGAGAACGTGCCAGTATAGAGTTCCATAGCGTTATCCAGGCTGCCCCAGCACATTGCGACCCACTGGCATCCGTACGAAAAGCATATTTCCGCATTCCCATTGGTAATCGCACTTGTTTTCATGTCGGGAACCACAAGTGTAATATTACGCCTGTTGAATTCGATCAACTCGTCGTGGTCAAACGTCTGTGATGCCTGGGTGTACGTCATCCTCCGCATCTGCGACGATACCCAGGACATATTCACCAGCTCGTCCATTCCATTGCCCTTGATGTGCTCTCCGCTCACGATGACGAGCTTCCCCATGAGATTACAAATGGGCTCAACTCCCAAGTTCTTGCGTTGGTACGAGTACTCGGAACCCAACATGTTTTTACGCAGGGTGTTCTTCATTGTGTCCGCACACTGAGTCAGTATGGCGTTGTCGGATGTGTGGAACACCAGCGACAGAATGAACGGATTTTTGTACCCTGGTGTTACCGCACTGTTGAACGCGGAATTAGCGAGGGTTATACAGCAGTCCTCGAATGACAGGGTGTTATACGTGGTCATCTTCAGAGTATTGGCATCGGCCAGACCAACGACTGGCTTCTTGTCGACGGCATACACGTCCAGCTCAATTACGCGGGCACCGCCCTTGACAACCTTGGTGATGGCGTCGGTCACAATGTAGGTATTGATCGTGTTTCCGGGAATCACAGTGTACCCGCTGCTGGATACATAGTAGTCTCCCAGCGTATTGTTGTTCGGGCATCCGAGCGGTTCGGCCTTTGTGAGTTCAGAGTAGACTGCGAGAGCCTTTGTGACAGACGCATCGGGAGGAGGGATATTGCTCATGTGAACGTAGGCTCCGATTGCCAGACCGACACCGAGGCAGGCAAACGCAATACATACAACGATCCACAATAATTGAGTGGTGTCCATATTATTTCTTACTACGATGTTGTTTATATTTGAAGAACAGGGGACGCATCATCATCACGACATCATCGGGCACCTGCTCGTCCATGGGAACTTCAAACAGGCAGCAGTGGAGGAAGTAGATACAGTACATTCCGCACTGGGCATCCTTGTACTGGTGCCGCAGGGCGTTGTACGAGAGAACAGTGGGCTCCGGGAACATCTTGAGATCGTCCAGCTGTTCTTTCCACCTCTGCATCAGACGGGCTACCTCCTTCTCTGGTTTCTGGGCATACGAGTCAAAGTACGTCATCCGCGGATGCTTCAGATGATCTCGGAAATCGCAGAATGCCGCGATCCAGTGTTCTCCTGGCCCGTCGCTGGGATCCGTGTTGAACACGATTCCTACACGCCGATACCCCTTCTTGTACAGCTCCGAAATCTTCATGCTGCAGAGTGAAGAGACAAGACACTTCCCTGTTTCGTTGTGAAGGTCAAAATCAATGGGCACCGAGCCTGTATAGTAGTAATCGGGGATGAGGTCCATGTAATATTTCTGAGCATTGTCAATATCGTCGGACGACAGCCACTCGGTTCCGTTGGACGCCCAGCTGTCGGGAGCCACAGGTTTCTTGACGAGGGCATGGACAATACATTCTGGTGTTCCCGCCTTACATGCATCCTTCATCCTCCTGGTGATTTCCTGCCACATGTCGTTGCCAGCCTTAACGGGCTTTTCGTGTGGGTGCTCTTTATTGTAGGCTATTCTCAGCTTCTCCACTTCCCGTGGGTCCATTATTCAAAACGGATAAGAAACTATACAGCCTGGGAAAGGGCATACCCAGGATGGACCAGCGTGATCTTGTCCGTGCCGTGCGTAAGTACCGTACTCTCGATGACGAGCTGAAGGAGCTCAATGCCAAGGTGTACAAGCTCCGCGAGGACAAGAAGTTCGTGGAGAATGAGATGAGCGACATTCTGCGGCGTGGAAATTTCCAGAACCTTCATAAGCTCGAGATTCAGGATGACGGTTCGTACATCAAGATCCAGCGTCCCGAGACGTGGAGTAAGCCGTGGTCGCTGTCCCAGAAGGAGCTCAAGGATCTTCTTGCCAGTTATACTGGTCCTATCTCCGACCTGTTCCGCTGGATCGTGGAGCGTAAGAAGCAGGGTATGGTTTCCCACGAGTTTGCGTTTAAGCGTTTGATGGCAGTAGACAACAATGACGGCGAAGGAGCTACAGATGGAGAGGGTGGGCGAGTGGGTTCTCACGGGAACGCATGAAGAGGAGCTGCGTAATCTCTTTCTGGAATTAGAGGATGCCCTTCGTAAAATGGATTTACTGCGAGCGGATTATAAGAAGTACAAAACACTCCACTTCGCCGAGTTCTGTGCGGAGATTTACAGCCTCACGAATGAATGATCTTATGAGCAGTCATTCCCGCCACGTTCCCCATTGTCAGCTGTATGCCGACCGATGTCCTTTTTGTAATTTGATCGTGCGTGAACAGACCGACGCGTACCTCGGTTTCATCGAAGACCTGTTTCGCCCTATAGTCGACCGGTTCTGGAAACGATGGGACGCAACTGGAGATCGCATCGCCAACAATACAGATGTAGATACCCTAACCTGCCACCTTGCGTTAAGTGCTCTCTCTCGCTGGGTTCAGCCAAAGTACCATGATATTCTTGGGTTGGCCGAGGAAGAAATCATGAGCCACCCGATCGTCGTACAAAAAAGGGGGGGTAAGTAATAATGGAGAAGTTTGCGACTGATACTGCCCCTAATGGCCCCCACGGCGGGTGTGGATGCACTGGCGGCCGCCGTCGTCGTCACCGCCATACTCGGAAGGGCGGTGTGGGTATGGTCGACGATGCCGTGTTCGCGGTCGGAACCTCATATGCGGCAGATCGGTGGGGCCGCAAGAAGTCAATTGGAGGACGTCGCCGTTTGACGAAGAAGCGTGGAGGTGCGGGCCTCGTCGACGATGCGATCGTTGCCGGATCTGCTCTGACTCTGGCCCACTACTTTGCCAAGAAGCGTGGAGGCAAGAAGTCCCTGCCCCGCCGTCTCACGAAGAAGACCCTGGTATAACCTCTACGGGCGGTAGTGGAAACCCGTTGAACGTCGAGGCCGTGACCCAAGAGTACGCTCCAATGTTTTTCACTTCAAGGATGTCTGAATCGTCGATATCGTTCGGCAACCATACATCCTCGGCAATCTTGTCCGCCGAATCGCAGGTCCGTCCAAATATCGTGAACTGCTCACAACTTGCCCACGGCTTGCGTGTGATACAGTTAAATGTGGGCTTGAAGCCATCGAATAAGACCCCGGAGAATAGGCCATAGACGGATTCGTTGACCGTTATACATTGTTTACCGCTTGGAAGCCGTTTCTTGCCTATTACCGGAACCCGCAGCGTACAGCTTTCCTCGGCAAAGAACCGCCCAGGCTCCGCGATGACACGCTTGAACGGCAGGGTCTTCACCTGTTCGCGGATATAGGGTGCTAGCTGGTCCCGAAAGAACTCGTCGTTTGCGGTAGACCCCGAGAACCCCCCGCCAATATCCAGGAGTTCGGGAGTGAATGCCGCAGGAGAGTGCCTGAATACGTCGAGGAATCCCTTGACGGTCTCAATGGCCGACTGGTACGCGGCCAGAGACGTACAGTCGCTTCCCACGTGGAATGCGAGACCGTACGTATGAAACCGGGGCTCGCGATCACAGAGATCGTGAACATCTTTCAGGTGAAACCCGAACTTGCTGTTCAGGGGAATGCGGGCACCTCCCTTATCATCTACAAAAATACGAAGAATTGGTTTGGTTGAAGGTTGGTCCTCCTTGATTTTGATTCCTTCCATCTTGCTGTCGAAGGTCATGTACGGAATAGCGTGGTTCTTCACTTTGAACATTTCGTCGCGTGATTTACATGGGTTTGCGTAAATTGTATCGCTTGGTGTGGCACCTATCTTGAGGACGCGATGGACTTCATCCGCCGAAGCACAGTCGAACCCTGCCCCTCCCCGGTGCAGCTCGGCCAGCACCCCCTCTAAATTATTACACTTCACGGCATAGTGTGGACGAATGGATGGTAGACACGATGTCCAGAGGTCGAGACGCCGCCGAATGGCGGGGAGGGACAGGATAAGTTTCGCCAGTGTTGCTATGATTGTAGAAAAGAGAAGAAATCCGTGTAACAGATTTTCGTATACTCGGTCTATAGATACAAATGGCCGGCATGATTGAGTACTTCCCCTATAACCCTAAGAACTGCCCCTTGACTGCAGACGATGTGAACCGCATCCTCTGCATTCCAGGATACAAGGTGAAGAACCTCGCGATCTTCCAGAAAGCCATGATTCATTCCACCTACGTCCGCCGATCGGAGTATACGACACTGACTGGCGAGCCAAGCATCTTGGGTCCCTGCCCCCCGGGCGTGATGGATCTCCAGGACGAGTCGTATGAACAACTGGAGTTTCGCGGCGATTCCCTGCTGGGTGCCGTGGTGGCCAATTACTTGTGTGAGCGGTTTCCCAGCGAAGCTCCAGGGTTCCTCACCAATACCCGCAAACTGATTGTGCGGAACAAGACGCTCGGGACTCTAGCTCGAGATAAATTGCGTCTAGACAAGTTCTTTGTGGTCTCGAAACATGTCGAGGAAATGGTGTCCGCCCACGGCCGTCAGAATATCGAGAAGCTCGGCGATGTCCTCGAAGCCTTTATTGCCGCCCTCTGGATTGATTCCGGGATGAACTTTCAGGTGGTCAATGATTTCGTGATCAATATGATCGAGACGCACCTGGATATTCCCCTCATGTTGCGGGAGGACGATAATTACAAGGATCGGATGCAGAAGTTCTGTCAGCAAAAAATGGCATTTACCCCGATCTACAAGATGGTCCCGGGTGGGGCTGAGGGGTTTACTATGGCTGTATGTAAGCCCGACGGCGAGGTTCTGGGGACAGGGAACTGTATGACCAAGAAACAGGCAGAACAGAATGCGTGCCGGGCAGCACTGGAGAAATTGATGTCAACCATGAAATAATATAATGTACTGGCCCGCCCGGTATTTCAGCGGACTGACCCGAAAACAGAACAAACAACGTAAAAGCACCGCGACCCGCCGACGTAAGATGTCTTGGAAAGATCCTCGGGCATACGTTCCATTCAAGACCGACCAGGGCGTGAAAACACGGACATCCAAGTACGTTCGCGAATGGAAGAAGAAGTTCCCAGACGCTCACGGCCTCCAGGCTTACTCCAAAGCCACTGGAGTCCCGCTGCCGATCGTGCGGGCATCGTACAATCGCGGAATGGCAGCGTGGCGTACAGGCCATCGTCCGGGGGCGACGGAACAGCAGTGGGGATACGCTCGTGCCGCCAGTATGCTGACGTGCGGCAAAACACATTATACCACTGATGCTGATTTGGTGCGGAAAGCCAAAAAGACCGCCAAAGCTCGTGCGTGGTTTAGAAAGACGTGTAAGAATTAGATCAACGGTTACTTTTATTCTAGGACAACTAATAACATGCAGGGTATTTTTATGAAAGAATTACAGGGGCGGTTTCCAGACTATAGAATTAGTCCAATTGGAACGACACGTCATTTTAATGTTTTGCGTTTGTCGAAAGACGGATACCCGACCTTAGTTGCTAAAACAATATGGCACGACGCATCTAATCCAGACGGAGATATGGGAATAAAAGCACAGGACAATGCGTATAGAACCGAGGTGAAAATTTTAAACATGTTACCGTCGTGGTGGGGGGTTCACATTGTTGATAATTTCAAGACACCACTCAACCGTGTTATTGTTACAAACGAAGTAAGAAACGTGCCCTGGACTTCATACAAGAAGGGTAGTAATGACCTAAAAATTGCCGAACTTTTATTGAAGCAAATAAAATGGCTTCATTCTCATGGGATAGCACACAACGATTTAGAACTGAAAAATATACTTCTTACGGAGTCTGTTACACCTGTAATCATTGATTTTGAAAAATCAAACACTGTCGCTACAGAGGAGCAGATAAAGAATGATTATAGTATGTTGTTGGGAAATATGAAAGAATACCCTAACACAGAATCCATAGGTCTTATACTTGAAGGTATGTCTAAAGGTGGTGCCTTATCCCGAACACGACGCAGGAGGAAGACCGCCAAAGCCCGTGCGTGGTTTAGAAAGACGTGTAAAACGGATCGGCACTAGCCCCCTCTTTTTGAGTAGCATAACCAGAATGAAGTGTTGCTTCTGCTTTGTCCTACTCACCCAGGGCGAAAGCAATAACCCATCCCCGCTGTGCGAAGTAGACGACGAGACCTCAAAGTGCTGTAACGTTTGCAATGAAGCGAAAGTGCTGCCGATGCGGCTCGCCGTGGGAAATTGTAAGTCGCCTCATGAAGCACGGAAAATGGCGTTCGAGATAATGAAAACCAGGATGACGGGGGATCTCAAGCCTTTCACTCGTGCCGACTTTGACGCTGCTCGTCAGGAGCGTGAGGACGCTATTGAACGGCGGCGGGTGGATCTGATGGTTCGTCTGATTTACAATGAGACGATTGAGAAGATCAAGAACACTGGGGAGGAGTATCATGTCTACAAAAGCGACATCCATGACCAAGCTGTTCGCACTGGTATTGTTGAGAACAAGCTTCGTTATCTGTTCCCTGACTTTGAAGTGAAGACTGAGTTCGTCCGTTATCCTACGGGACCAGGGCTACAACATATTACCATCAGGTGGTAAGTGTTCGTGTAGAACATCCCAGTCTTTTTTGTTAGCATACTAAAATGGGCTGGCGTTACGTTCTAGTGAATCATACTCGCAAGGTGATTGAGGACGCATCACTGGGAGGGATTTGGATTATCATGCACCGCCTCATTCGGGATCAGGGGTGGGAGGCGGCGGACGATGTAGAAATGATGTTTGAAGAGAACAACTGGGAAAACATCGGTAAACTCGTGGTCACTGAGGGTTACAAGAGCAACTATCCTCACTGCAGCTTTGATGGTATTGTGCCTCGTCGCATGATCAGTGAATTAGACGAGCGTGCGTGACCCTGAATGTCTTGCGGTGATCCCGTTTCTTCTTTCCATTGCGACACGTCTTTCCACGATTACACGAGCTCGCATAGTATCCGTATCGCTGGTACACTCCCGCAAATGAGGGCAGGATCTTCTCTGATCCCGTAGCCTCTGTCAATTTTTTCATGAGGGTATACACACTCTTCATGACTGCCCGCTTGTTTCCGTAGTGGAAGGTGTGACCCTGAACAATCGTCCGGAGTGAGTCGTAAGGATAGTGTTTCGCAAGCATAGCAAAGAAGTGGCGGTAAATACCCTCCTTCTCTGACGTGTAATTATATGCGATGCAAAACAGGAAGTCCATTCCGGGAGGTGCGGTCGGTTGCTTGTCCAAGAGTTCTTCATAGTGGCTCTTGACCTCTTCGAACGAAGGATCGGGAGGAGGACAAATGACTCGAGGATCCTCTTTGCACTGATCCCGCAACTTCTTGTTCACGCGGTTATGGAAATCGTAGAGCCACCGATCGGCAGGGGATTTCGGGGGCATTTCGGCTAAGAACTTTGCGGTGCTCTCTCGGCAGAATTTGCACGGCAAGATATCTTTCAGATTTGGGAAAAAGTACTTCGATTCGTCGCCTTCGTAATGGGCGATCAGATGTAGTAATTGCCACCCACTCGGCCCCCATGCCCGAGTATCCATTACTCTACACTCTTATCTTTTCTCGTTTGAATGTAATATATCATGGCCGCCCAGGATCCGTCTACTGCCTACACTGCCGCCCCCGAAAAGAAGTCGGGGTCGTGGTTCCCCTCGTTCAGCCTGCCGAAGCTCCCCGATTTCTTCGGAACGGGTGCCCCCGCTCCCGCTCCCGCTGCCCCTGTCGTCCAGCCTGGAGGCCGTCGTCGTCGCGGTGGAGTTCTGCCGAAGAACAAGCCCGCCAAGCCCGCAACATCCAAGTCACAGCTGAATCCCCAGCGTGAGATGATTAAGCTTGCGGTAAAAAACAGTATGAAGCAGAAGGCTGCGAAGGGTGGCCGTCGCACCCGTCGCGTTAAAAAGCATTCTCGCCGTTAAATAAACCAAAAATGTCCACCATGATCTCTGGCTTTGTCAAGAAGACTCTCCGCAAGCTGGGCCTCGGTGGTCGCCGCCGCAAGAGCGTGAAGGCCGGTCGCCGCCACGCCAAGAAGGGCGGGGAGGACGAGAAGGTGTCTTTTGGCCCGATGCAGACCCGCAAGGCTGGTCGCCGCCGCAAGCACTAAACTTACAGATAAGATGCTTACCTAAACAATGGGTCTAGCATACAGAGTATTTAGAGGATGGATACGCGGTAGTGAAATAGGAAGTGCAATAGAAGAGGAAGATGGTGTTCTTCGTTTTCCGTATATGGAAAACGAAGCATACGAACTATACATAGCATACCAACTCTACGAAGACGGTAATTACACAACGCCTGGTGTAGAAAATAAAATTATATTACTCTGCGACAAGACAGCTGTTATGTTACAGAATGATTTTCCAAACAATCCAGAAATAACCGAAGATTACCAGAAAAGTAGGAGTGAATCTTTTTCAGTGCCAGTGCCACGTAGAAGGGATAATGAGTATTTAGTTGATTTCTGGGAAACAAAACTAAGACTTCTCGTTACAAGTCTACTTAGCAGTTATCGTAAGGTTACACAAACTCATCGCAATGCAAAAAGACTAGAAACGTGTAATTACCTTTTCTATACTTTTGGCAATAAAGTTGATTTGGGTATAAAAGAAGTTGAAGCTATTGTGATGTATTTTAAAGAAAAAGGTTATATCAAAATAGTCACAGCCCACTGTAATTTTAAAAGTGATACTCTTCTGGCTATGAAGAGTCTAAATACATTTGCACAAAAAAACGGTATCACATATCAAAACACGATCGAACTGTTTTGTGAATACCTATTGCAAGTAGGTTAGTCAACGTCATTCCGGATCTGGAACGTCGTCCAGCCGCCATACGTATACTTGCCATACTTTGTCTCAATCTCCTTGAGCATGCCTTGGATACTCCAGTCCCGAGTACCACGATTTGTCTCCCACCACTGCTTGAACTTGTCCGAGAGTGTCGGCCTGCGGACCGGCACAACTTCCTCGCCCTCCACTGCCGGGCGAGTATACTCATTAATGAACCGCATGATCGCATTACTCTCCTCGCGGTACTCATTGGTATACTCCAGAATCTCGGCTGGAGGAATCAGATCCTCATTTGCGTGCTGGATATATGTCTGAATCAGGAACGCCAGGAAACACTTGCCCCATTCCTCCGACTTGACCTTGCGATCGATCGACATATCCATCTTGTACTGATTCGCCCCCTTC